AAGAAGATTGGCGAAACCATACTGCTAAAAAGCACCATGGAACGTGGAGCAGTTCGAGGCGAAAATTTATCTACTCGTGGCAATGAAGACATCGATAAACTCAATACCGAGACCAAGGGCCGAGAAAGCAAACTGGCCGGCATCTGGGATGCCCTGGATGCCCTGGTTGGTAAAGCCAGTGTACTTAAAGCAGGATATCGTCAAGACGACTCAGGTCGTGGCAGCAAAATACGTGGGCCCGATGGTCGCTATGCCAAGATTGAAGATTCTAAAATGGGTCGGCTGGCCGGCGCCGGTGCTCTGCTGGGCGACATGGCCGGCAATCGAGCCCTGGACTATGTTGACAAACAGCGAGATCCACGTTGGGCTGCAGGCATTGCTAAATTCAACAACCCAGGTGAAAACAAGGGAGTTGGCAATCGAGTCTATGAGGGACTCAAAGCCTTTACCACCTTTGCACCAGCCAAGACGCAGCCCAAGATTACCCTGGCCAGCAATGCCACGGCTGCCAGAATGTCACGCGCAGCCAGTGCATCGCCGCTGGGAAACATAGCCGCCAATGTCATCAACATCAGGGCCGGCAAGGTCAATCTTACAGGAACCGCTCCGCCAGCTCCCACACCCGGCACACCCTTGTATGGAAGCTCGGGTGACAGAGCCACTCCCAAGGAGGCGGCTGGTGCAGCCGCCGGTGCCGCTGGCGCCACTGCAGAGCCTAGTTTGATGGATACACTGCTGGGGCTCTTGCCAGATTTTCTTGGCGGGGGCAAGGGCAAACCCGGCGTGCCAGGCACGGCTGCTGGCGGTGGAGTATTAAGCAAGGCCGGTAACTTCATCAAAGGCGCTGCCGGAACAGCTGCCAGCTATGCGGTTCCAGCGGCCATCATGTATGGAGCTGGACGCGCAGTTGATTATGGTGCCGGCGCTCTGGGCGTTGGCAAGGATGAAAAGGGCAACGATCTGCAGATTGATCAAAAGGCCGACGACGCTAACTGGAAACGCATGAACTGGTGGCAAACCGGAGTGTCAAGCGTGGCACGTGGTATAGAAAATGTCGGCGATTATGTTACGCCTAATCTAGCCAATCAGGCTCGTTCAGATCGTGTCAAAGCCGAGTCCGAATATTTTGCCAAACAAGACAGCATGCTCAAGGGCAAGATGCCAGCTCCGGTGATCCCACCCGCAGCCAAGGTTGATGCCAACAAGAGCACCGATGGTGAAAAACTTGCCACCAAAGAAAACAATGCCGAGGTACAGCGTCTGGCCAACAGGTCCAATGCACAAACAGCCACGACGACCTCGGCTACGCCCCCCGCCGATACCACACAACCAACGGCTGAACCCAAGGCCAAGGGCCCTGGTCCTAACTGGACAACTGCACTCAAGGACTATAAAAATTCCACACCAGCAGATCATCTAGAAAGTAACCTGCCTGGCATCAGCGACAAATTCCGCGAACTGGCCAGCAAAGCTCAGCCCAGAAGCGATAGTTATCAGAGCATTCAAGCTCTTGAACAGCAGCTGGTTTTGGAGGCGCAAACTGCCATGGCTAAACCACAGGCCAAGGTCACGGTCAACGGCAAGGAAGTGCAGGCTGGCAAAGAAGCAGTAGTAACTCCAACCTCCAATGCAGCTAAATCCGACTCAGCCAGGGTTGGAAAATATCAGGGCGACAATCCAGACGCACCAAACTATGATGCGGATCTGGCTCAGTTCAAAGAGGATACTGCTCCACTGCGTGACAAAACAATTCCCACCAAGACCACCTACAATGGCAAGGTCATTGACGACGGTAATAGACCACCGCCACAGCCAACTCAGACAAATAGCAATCGTCAGGAATCCAGTCCGGCTCAGGCAACAGCCAAGACGCCCATGGAGGGTAAACGCAGTTATAGTTTCAGTGAAATGAAGTTTGCTCAAAACGACACTGAAAACTATCGCAAGTATCAGGACTACAAAGAAAAAGTAACCAAAGAGGAATTCGACAAGCAGCTAGAAGCTCGCCCCAATGCGTCGGTACAGTCACAGAGCATCATGCGGCAAAAGGCCGAGTTCATAGGCAGCATCAAGGCCAAGGAAAAATTCAAGTCCGAGGCCACGGCAGCGGGTGCCATGAAAGAAGTGTCCACCGGCGAAAAAGTTTCTTCACTCAGCGCCAGCAACGAACAGGCCAAGAATGCAGCACCTGCACCCATAGTAATTCAGAGTCCGGTACAACAACAGTCATCGCAGGGCAAGCAGGATACACAGATGCTGTTACCACGCGGCAGTGTACGTTCCGAAGAAAGCGCCATGGAACGCTATGCCAATCGCAATGCACATTTCTTCTAAACGTGAAAAAGGGAGCCGGAGCTCCCTTAAAACCTAGACGGTTTTTATATCAATCGTCGGCTGCTAGCTTGCTAAAGTAGCTTAGACTTTCATCTTCATCTTCATCGGCAATCACCACTGGCTTGGCTGCGGCACGAGCCTGCGCACGATCTGCACCCGATGTGGCAACAGGGGCTGCTCGGGGCTTGTCTAGATCAGCTGCTTCGGCACGAGCCATGTTGCTGGCCGTGGCATTCAAAACCTGCTCCAGCTTCTTTTTCAGTTCCTCATAGCTCTTGAAATGACGGGCATCCAAGAAGTCTGTGAGGCTGTGTTCGCCGGTCCAGATTTTTTCAATCACTTCATCATCTTCACTGACTGCCTTGGGCTTGTCGAACTCTGACTTGTCATAGTTACGATAGCCTTCGACCTGACGGATCTTGATCTTGAAGTCTGCGCCCTTCCAGAAGTCGAAAGGATTCAGAGGTTCCTCATCCTGGAACTGAGGCTGCATTACATCCTTGATTTTGTCAAAGATCTTTTTGCCAAACTTGTAGAGCTTGACAGTACCTTCGTTCTGGGGATTGGCTGGATCTGATACCACCAGTACATTACAGACATAGGCAAGACGGCGCTTCTGCTTGCGCGCAATTTCCTTGTTGGCTTCACTGCCGCTGTTCCAGAGCTCGTTGTTGAGTTCGCTGACAGGGTCAGGTTTGCCTATGGTGGTCAAGCTGTTCTCAATGTACCACTTGCCAGTGGGACCTTGAAAGCCATGGTTCCAGACTCGGACCCAGGGTAGCTCTTCACCTTTAGGTGGGGGAAGGAAACGAATGACCGCATAACCATTGCCAGCCTTGTCGACTGTGGGTTGCCAAAGACGATCGTCTTCTTTGCGTTCACCGCCGGCGGGTTGGCTGATTTTGTCGACTTCCTTCATGAGGTTGTCAAAGCCACCGCGGCTCTTGCGTAGATCGGATAAACTATTAAATGCCATTTGTATGCTCCTTATTTGCGATGTATGGACTTGGTATGGTTGGATTCATGATCAGTGATGTCATCAAATTCATCATATAAGTCATCCTCAGATTCCTCCAAGGATGCTATATTATATATGCTTTTTTTGTATTTGTCAAAGGTTTTATCTTCTCGATTCACCGTTTTAGATTTACCGTAGTTGTCTTCCCGCATCTCTCTGCGGAGGTTCTTGAATGTCTTGCCCATGATGTTGGATTATTCGCGGTTCCGTACAAAAGGCCAGTGTGAGATGTATCTGCTTAGTCGATCCTGCATGCTGGCCAGCTGGATTGAATAGGTCTGCAGATCCTTGTTCTGTTCCACCAGTTCGTTGATCATCAATACTAGATTTTGAATATCATTGTCGAGATTTTCAAATTTTGATTCCAGTACCTTTAACCTAAGATCGGTTTCTTGTTTGAACACTTCATTGGAAGTTGCTTGCATATAATTGCCTAAACACGGTTTCATCGAACTTCAGGAAAGGCCGATATTTACGAATAAGTCTGCTGGTCTCGGGCCACATCAAAGTTCCTGACATGGTCTGATCATAGCCTGAGCTGAAGCTCAGCAGAGTGTCTAAAATTACCAGAGTCTCCAGACTGATGTGCTGACCAAAATAGGCTCGCACCACCAGGGGATGGTGTCCAGGTTCGGCCGAGATTAAATCTGTGTTCTCATCTTCGGTCATGGCCTTTAATCGTTGCAGATCCTGGGTAAAGATATAGCGCAGACTTTCTACACGACGTTTCCAGTTCTGATAACGGCGTGCAGCTTCGCTGTCAAATACTCCGCCCCAGCGATCACCCGCTGTGAAGTTGGCCACCATGAAGTCGCAGATCTCATCGTCCTTGTAGAGCTTGGCCAGTCGTTGAAAACTAAATGCCTTGCCCGAGCCAATAAAACTTTTCTCACTGGCTCGGATACGTCCACGCTGTGCAATGACATCGTAGTCATCGGTCTGAAAATGAGCCCTTAGTGCTAGATACATCTTGTAGGCTTGGTAATCAGTCATGTTGATCATAATGGTAATCTGGCTGTCTTTTTCATCATGTTGGCATTCTCAGCTTCTTCGCGGATGCGTTCCTTGAGTGCTCGGTTAATCAATGGTGCAACAACTTCGATGTCGATGTCGCGGTCTGTGCAATAGTCAATGATGAGATCCATGCGTGGAATCTTCAGCTCAGCATGCTGTTTTTCCACCCACAGACTAAACTCATTGGCTGTGGCAAATTCCTTGGTGATGATGAATTCACTGGTAACAGCTTCTCCTTCATCACCCACGGTCTTTTCAACCTTGACTTTACCATCTGGACCAGTCATTACCATGCCCAGGATGCTGCGGCCCTTGATCTTGTCATTTATCCCAGACATGGTTTATCCTACCGATACAGGGTTGATGATGCCGGCGCTGGGCATGGGAGCTGGATTGGGAGCTGGTCCCTGAGCCCAGGTAGCTACTGCTGCTAGATCGCAGACATACTCATAGGTTCCAACGTGCACTGTCTTGGTCCAGGGTGCCAGGAATACCTGTCCACCAATCTGGCGCCAGCGTTTACAGAAGGTAAAGTCTTCGCTGGTATAGGCACGGGTCACGGGATCAATGCTGACATCAAAATAAGCGCTGGCCTTGCGATGTCCGTCGGTAACCCGAGTCATGGTCTTGGGGTCCATGGTTTCACTACCGCCGCTGATGATTTCAATCTCAGGCAATTCTGCTTGCATCTTTGTAAACACTTCGCGCTTGACCAGCATCAGGCCAGTGGCAATGCTTTCAACTTCCACGGGTTCGTTGATGTTGAAGGTCAAGCTATCTCCAATGGGCTTGAAGGTACTTTCAGCAACCACGGCATTGATAGCATGGCTTGGAATGTCGGGACGACTGGCAACCACACCCTTGACTACATCCCAGTTGATCTTCTTCTTGGCATACTGTCCGCCAATGATGTCCTTGTCGGCCTGGATCATACGAATTACATCGTCGGCCTGGAATCCCAGATCGGCATCCAGGAACAATAAGTGACTGGCATCGCTTCTAAGAAAGCCTTCTACCAGAATATTACGAGCCTTGGTGATCAAACTTTCGTTTGCAGCGATCTCAAAGGTAGCTGGAATACCGGCCTGACTCAATCTGGTCAACAAGTTGATCAGGCTAATCATGTACATGTAGTTGCATTGGCCACCAAACATCGGCGTGGCGATGAAAATCATGGTGGGGCGTTTAGCCTGAGGTTTGTTGATGAACAGCGGGTTCAATTTAGCATTGTTGCGCTGCGGTGGCTTAAATTTTGACACTTCATTCTCCGTTTCAAGTCAAGTAAAAAATTCTTAAACAGCATGAACTTCACGCTACTTCTTATATATCTGATTGTAGTATATTCTTCTGCCAGAGTCAATGGTTATTTGAAGACAATGAGTGCAAGTAGCAGACTCTGTCCAAACCAGCCCAGGCCATGCAGAACACTGGCCACGGTGTCGCGCATCAGGATGCTGCGAATAAACCCCAGCATGAGCATGGCCTGCACAATGAGCACAATGTCCAGGCTCGGAGTGCGATCCGTGAGACCAGTAAGCAGAGCCAGTGCACTGGGCAGGAAAATGCAGTGGCCTAGAATAGTTGCTGTCCAGCTCAGTGTGTCCGAGCCAATGCCTGAAAACTTATCCTGAACCTTTTTTACAAAATCATTCATGATGTTCCTTACATGTAGAATATATGACGACCAATCTGTGCGATCTTGGTGCGATTCCAACCAGGACGAACATAATCAGCATGATAGAACAGAGCCTTGTTCAGACTCGGCAATCTAAAACCTTCCAACAAGACTTTTTTTGCTACCTCATAGCTTTCACGATACAGTTCAGGTGAGCGAACCTTGAGAGCGGATGGTGAGTCACAGTACCAGCTGAACTGACAAATTACCTTGTCATAGATCACGTTCTTCTGATAAACAACTCCGCAGATAGTACCGGCAAAATTACCACTGGCTACGCGATTCATGGTAACCTGAGCTACTGCCACCTTGCCTTCGAATGGCTCGCTGGCGCTTTCAAAATAGATGTTGCGTGCCAGGCATTCCAGTTCTTTCATGCGGGTGTCCGCGGTTATCAGACTAGCGCTTTCCTTGGCCTGAGCCAGGTTGCTCATCTGGTGTGAAGTTACTGCGGTTACAAATAACAGCGCCACCGTGACGGCTGCTACAGGTACTAGATATTTAAGTTTCTCTAGCATATTTTCTCCTAGTTAGATGGTACTAACAACGGCACAAGATAGTGCCGTTGTCTCCCTTATCAGGCAGATTTTTTGCTTGTGGCTTTTGGATCTACTGCGATGTTGGAAACGAAACCATTGAGGGCCTGAGCCTTGGTAATGATATCAGTTTCTGCGGGATAGGCTGGAAAGCCTGGATGGTCGGGTATGGTTCCGCCATTGAGTTTAGCTGATTCGACCTTGACTTGCCAGTCGTTGCTAACTTGTTCACGCTTGGCGAAATATTCTTCGCTTAGCATGTCTTTCGCCATTTTTAGTAGTTCAAGGCGAATCTCGAACGGTGTCATGTTTGACATTTTACTTCTCCTGTGTTGTGTGTGAAATGATGGTTTTATTGGGATCCATCAACCCTACAATTATATATCTATCAGCGATTTGCGATGTACATGGTGATTTCAAATCCAAAACGCATTTCTGTGGCTGCTGGTGTAGTCCATTTCATAGTCATCTCCGGTTATGCAGAAAAAGTTCTGCTATTATATCTATACAATTCACTGACACAGAAAATCATTATTTTCCCAAACATCTTCTGGCACATAGCTTCCAAACATCCACATGATGCGTGGAGTATCGCCTTTTACTTCAGTGACATGATGCAGGTATTTTGATGCCAAATAGCAGTGCAGATCACCGACATTGACATCAACTTCCTGGCCATCTAAAACCAAGACACCGCCGATATCGGGTGCCTGTGTCATTATATTGCACCGCAGTGCAAACAAACCTTCTTTAGATCTAGGATCCTGATGTGACCATAGATCTCCGCCTGGTTTTATATACGACACAACTACACCGTCACGCCCATGTCCTTCAATCAACGGATAGTCTGCAATGCCAACATGTTGTCTGATCTTGGAGGACAAGGTCCTGACTGTGTCGGGATATTCAAATCTGTGGGCATACAATCTGGTGGTCAATCTTAATTCATAATCACGGGAGGTCTTGGTTACACCTCGGTCTAACCAACCATTTTCAATTCCCTGATACACCCAAGCATTAAGCTCTTGGCATTGCTCGGGTGTAATAAAGTTCTTGAAAATATCTATGCGCATTTATTTCTTTTTCTTGCAGGCAGCATCCTTGGGGTTGGCTGCACATTTCTTCTTTTTTTCCGCTACTGGATCGCGAGTGGGTTTAGGCGCTGGTTTCTTTTGTGCTGGTTTACCTGCATCGGCTTTGGTGACCGCAGGCATGGCCACCGCGGGTTTGTTGACAGTCTCTGCAGCCATGGCGTTCATGGTGATTGCGGCCATAGTGGCTACAGCAATGATGATTGATTTCATGATGCTCTCCTAGTTGATAAAATTATGACCAATATCTGGAATAGTCAGCGTTGCTCCAATAGGCTTCATTGTTTCTGTTCCAGAAGTTTTTAATGAGGTACCAGGCCATGCCAAAGTATCCCATCTTTTCAAACCTTCGACTATCCTGACCAAAATAATGCTGGACTAGTTTGAATTTTTTAACATCGTATTGTTTAGATAAAAAGAAATCTTCACTGGTACCATACTTTTCAGCAAACCTGCCAAGTTGTTCAAATCTATCTCGGCGTGTCAGCATAAAAGCACCCACAGCAAATGGAACTCGATGCTGCATGATACGATTTATTAGATTGAACAACATGAATCCAATCTGTGCTCTTCGATCTCCATCATAGCATTTTACATACAATCCAACTAAGTCTAAGTCATTGTAGACTATTTCATTGACGCTGTCAATGATGCAGTTGTCATTAAAAAATCTTACATCGCTGTCTACGAATAGAATGTAGGGCGTGGTTGCCAGCCTGGCACCATTGTTCTTGGCAACACTGACTGGTCCGCCGTCGATGACTTCAACGTTGAGGTCACCCTTCATTGTTTGAATAACTTCTCGTGTTTTGTCCGTGGAACAATCGGCAATGATAATTCTGGTATTGCCTAGGTCTTGTTGTTGACGTAGATGCATCAACAGGTGCGCTATGTAGTTCTCTTCGTTCTTGCAGGGAACAACTATGGTAATCAGTTCAGATAATTTCATCGTCTCGTTCCTTGGTCCAGGTAACAATCTCCCAGCGCCCGTCATGATGTTCGA